TAACATAAGGATGAATTTCTTTGTATATCCAAGTATCTTCTAACCAAACTATATTTGAATCTCTTGTTTTTTTTAAATCTTTAACTTCTTTGTTAGATAATTCTCTACCTTGATAAGGACCAGTAACAGCTAATTTTTGTTTTTTTAAATTACCATATTTAACAATATCATCACAAATTCTTTCAGGAACTGCTGATTTGAAATACCAATAATAATGTTGTAAATTCATATCCTTTATAAAAGGATAAATATCATTTTAGATTAAATAGTCAATATTTAGGCTTGTACCCAAGAAGAGCCATTCCAACTATATATAGTTGGATTTTCGGAAGTATCATCTGATCTAATTGCTTCCCAGCCTTTAGTATTATCTGCTTGATGTGCAGATTCATTCCAACTGCATGCATAAAATGTATTTTCATCTATAAATAGTTGATCTTCTGTTGGTCTTGCAATTGGAGGTTGCCAATCATCATTGTCATCTAAAGACCAAGAAGAATATGGTTGATTTTCTATAAATATATCTTTTTCAGGATTATATGTATAATTAATACCTGCATATTGTTTTCTTTGTGAACCATCTTTATAAGTTTGTTTCCATGTTCCACCCAAAGCATTTGCAGCCCATGCTTCTTTATCTGCAATATCATCACCTACTTTTAAAACTCTTAGGACTACATTGTTTGAATCTATTTCTGCTACATATGCCATATTATGATACCGTTAAAGTTCCTGTTACATTAAATGTTGCTACCTTACAACCACCTGGAGTTGTTGTAACTGAATTACATCCTGGTGCTACACTTACACCAGCACAACCTGGAAATCTTAAAATAACTCTTCCGTCTCCACCTGTTGCTCCTGGTCCACCACCTGAAACACCCGAAACTCCTCCTGAGCCTCCGCCGCCTCCGCCAAGGCCGTCTGTTCCTGGAGTTCCAGATAAACCTGGTCCTGATGGTGCTCCTGGTCCACCACCACCTGATCCGCCAGTTCCTCCTCCAGATCCTGAAGGTCCGTGTGAACCTCCGCCTCCACCGCCACCATAAGTGACAGATGAACCAGATATTGAATTTGATTTACCATTTCCTCCAGACTGACCTGAACCTGCAGCATTGGCACCACCGCCACCGCCGGCTTTTAGTCCAAAACCTGGAGCTGCGTTATTTCCTTGAGGAGGACTTACTGGTGGTACATTACCTGATCCTCCTGTTCCACCTGGGTTAGGTGAACCACCTCCACCAGAACCTCCATCTAAACCTGGTACGTTACAGTTGGAACCACCTCCACCGCCTCCGGCAGATGTTATACATAAACCTACTAATACAGAATCATTTCCAGGATTACCATTACCACTTCCACCACTAGCTCCTCCAGAGCCAACAGTAATTGTGTGACAGCCTACTTCATAACAAACAGCAGCTACACATGCATCACCAAATGATGTTCTGTAACCACCTGCACCGCCTCCGGCTCCTTTATTTCCACCACCGGCTCCTCCGCCAGCAAGAACTAAATAGTCAGCAGCAAATATTTTTTTACCACCACGACCATAGCCGCCTTTTCCACCAGCTGCGAATGAACCTAATATCGGCATCTTTCTTTAATCCTCCTATTATGCAAACTGTGTTTGCGCTGCTAATACTGTAAAAGTAGATGAAGCTGTTTTAATAGCTGTGAATGTGTACACATCATTTGAGTCAGTATTACCACTAGTTGGTGCAGATCCACCTTGCCATACTGGGGTTACTGTAGTTCCATCAACTTGTACTGTAGTATTATAATAAGCTGTTCCACCTTGACTTGAGATGTATGCAACTGTGATTGATTCACCTGTGTCCATAGAAGCATCTAAAGAATTTGAACCATCACCTCTTAAATTAACTGTAAAGTTTGCAGAAGCATCTGCAGTATCTAATCTTACTGCTTGAGTATTTGTATCAATATTAACGTTTGATGTAAATGTACCATTAACTTCTACTTTTTCTGCAAGACCTTGAATTTTACCATTACCATTTAATGTAACTCTTCCAATTCCTTTTGGAGTTAAGTTCATGTCAATGTTTGTATCATCACCAGTTGCAGATAATGCTGGAGCATTTCCAGTTGCTGCATTGGCCATTGTAAATTCGTTTACTGCTGAAGCAGTTTTTGAAAAAGTTAATTGTTGTAAACCAGAATCATCTTGAATTCCAGTAGCATCATCCATCTGAATATTTTTACCATTAGCATCTAAGTCTGCTGCTAATTGTGGTGCATAATCATTTGAAACTTTTCCAACATTTGAATCTACAACATCAGTTCCATTGATGTATAAAACTTTTGTACCTTTATCTGTTGCAGAAAAAGTTACACCAGATTGACCTGATACTAAAACAGTTACAGTAAATGCACCTGTTGTATTGTTTTTAATTAAATAAACTTTATTTGTTACTGAAGCTGGAACTGTTACAGTTCTGTTTCCTGTAATTGTTCCTGTTAATTCGATTACAGCGTTTTTACCGTTTGAAGTAGCTGCATTTGAAAAAGTTAAATCTGTGTTTCCAGCACCGCCTGCAATTGATACTGCTTCATAACCAGCGATAGCTTGTTGTAAAATAACTAAGTTTGTATTTGTGATGTCGCCCCATAGTCCGGCTTTTTCACCTGTGACCATTAATTCTAGTTTAAGGTCTGTTGAATAACTTGATGCCATAATTTTTTATCCTCGTTGTTTTATTTTTACTAAAATTAAGCGGCCGTGTCAATAATATTCCAATTAACATTTGTGCCGGTATCGACAATCTGCCAAGACTGTACATTAATGCTTCCAGCAGTAGCTGTCAAGCCAATTCCTGTTGGAAATATTTCAGCAGAAGCACCTGCTACTGCACTATTTAAACTAGTATTTAACTGTTGTCCAGTAGGTTCTGCAATAGTTACTGCATTTAATTCTGCTTGACCTTGAGCTATTTCTAAGCCAATTCCAGTTATTGTAACATTTGCATCTGCTTCAACTACTGATCCTATAGCAACGCCCGCTGTTAGTCCTACACCAATAACTGTAGCATCTGGACTAGGATCTACTGTTCCTTCAGCTGCTGTTAATTCATTACCTGTTACAGCTGCAAAAGTTTTAATATCTACATCGGTAACTGAGTTTCCACCCCATTCTGTAGTAGTTGCACCCCATTCATCTTGGCCCCAAGTTTCTTGAACACCTGAAGATACACCTAAATCAAAACCTGTTAGTGATACTGAAGTCCAAATACCTTCTGCGCCCCAAACTTCTGTACCCCATCTATCTCTACCCCAACCTTGTTCGTTATAAACAGTTAAAGAACCTAAACCTGTATTTAATTGATTACCGGTTACTTCTGCATCTGGAGCAGCATCTACTGTTCCTTTTGCTATTGTTAAATTAGGTAATGGGTTTTCTGATAAGAAAATTTCTGTTGCTGTAGTGATAGTTGGATCACCAATGGATAGATTTTGTTGTTGACCATTGACATCTATGTCAGCTCCTGCTGTAACAGTTCCGACACCTAAACCAATATTTAAACCAATACCTTCAACTAAAACATCACCTGCAATACCCCAGGCGTTTTCACCCCATGTTAATCTACCCCAACCAGCATTAATTTCACCAGTTACAGTTTCTTCAGATAAACTTAATGGAATTGAATTTGATGTACCACCAAAAGAAGTTGAGCCAAAACTTGAATTACCCCAGGCAATAGGATTCCCACCTATACCCGTAACGGGTACAGTTATATTACCTTGTTCTCCAAAATTACCTTCGCCCCATTCTAACGAGCCCCAAGTATTGGCCATAGGAAGTTACCTCCTACGCGTTACCAATTCTAAGAATCGCTGCTGATGTTGTGAAAGCTGGGAACTGAATTGTAAATGTTCCTGAAGTTGCTGTTTTGTCGGCACCAAAATCTAAAACTGCAACTGCCGCATCGGAAGTTGAAGTATTATAAATTAATGCACCTCTAGCTGTAATTGTTACACCAGTAAAAGATAAATCCGCAAAATCCACAATCGCAACACCTGATGCAACTGAAGTACTTGGATTTGGTTTTACTAATGCTCCA